AATTACTAGAAGTATATCGGAGTATGGATGCAATATGCACAGACTTTAGAGAAATGTTTGACACTAGCATAGCTAAGGTAAGTAAGTTGGAGGACATGTCTATCACATTGAAAACTATGTTTGACTTCAGGCCACCAACAGATAGTGAGGGTGATCCTAATCATTGGCGTCCATACGTTTTACCTGACGATGATAGAGCATGGTTTCATAAGAAGGAGGATGAATAATATGCAACTACAAGATTTATTCTTTAACAGACAGAAGATAGTTAACGTGGCACTTGGCTTCAAAAAACTAGAAGTAGATGCTGTGTCTCCGTTCAAGACTGAAGAGGAGAGATACTTAGCAGTAGATAAAATCTGCAAAGGCAATGTTATTATCAATCAATTAGAGGAGATACTAGATGCAGTATAAAGATATAATAATAGGAGCAGAAGACTTGGAGTGTCATACAATAGACACAGTGGCTGATGCAATTCACGAACACATAATTGACTTAGGTTTAGCAACATCTGAAACTCTAACAGGATTTACTTGGAGACTTGATGTAAGAATGAGGACAGACGATGCAAGTTAGGACATATCATAAGAACGGTAAAGCTGTGCAGTTTCTAGGCTACAGTGACATCGATGCATCCAACGCAGCGAAGGTTGTGATGGGTGAGATAGGTGATGTCGGATACTTCAAGCCAAGACTAGGCACAGATGAATGGATATACGATTGGATATACGTCAAAGAAACAACTGATGAAGATTTACAGAGGATGCTAGGCAAATGAGACTATACATGAACAAGCAAGGTGAATGGGTAGGCACACAGGCTGAGGCTAAGAAGATTAAAGCTGACATGGTAGAAGTACCAACAGACAAGCCTAACCTACTCAAGTGGCTTAACACATTCACTGGCAAAATCGATTTGGCAGAGATACCACCACTTGATGCAGCTAAACCAAATCCTGGAACTGTGGCAAGAAAACCACACAAGTATGATTTCTGGGATAATATTAGAGATGTTGCGGAAAACTGTAGCCTTACAGATTTTAATGTGGCATTAGCTGTATTCATGGATAGAGTGCATGACATTGCAGATAAACAGAAGGAGACACAGCAATGAACTACAAGACAGCACAAGGTGCAATCATATCAGACGATGGCTACAACAGAGTAGTTAAACAATTAAATTTAGGGTACGGATGGGAAGCTACATTGTATGACAATGACCGACTCGTACTTACACAAGATGCTACAGGTGACACACTGAGCATACCACCAGAGTCTACTAAGACTTTACGAGATATAATAACATCTATTACAGAGGAGAAATAAGATGGCTAGAACTACACAATACTCAAAAATAATTAACCACCTCAAAGCAACCAAAGGTTTGACACAGCGTGAGGCATTGCTTGACTACAGCATACAATCATTCACTGCTCGTATCAGTGAGTTACGCAAGCTAGGTTATCGCATTGATGGTGTAAAGAGTTCACACCCAGTGACAGGCCAACGCTACACACGATATGTATTGATAGAGGAAGCAGCATAATGGAGCTATACTTCCGAATGAAATATGAATGTCCATGCGGAGAGGCGTGGTCTATGGAGCATGAATGTACATGCAATGATCGCTGCCCTTCGTGCAACAAAGAGAATGAACCTTTTAGTGTAGAGGACGTAGCGTAATGGAGTTATACTTCCAAGAGGAGTTACCGCTTGACCATGAACCTAGCTTTGATCATTGGGCTAGGCTCATAGCAGAATGTGAGGTACAGGATGGAGCTACCAACTATGACTATGAGTATGAACAAGCTTGGCACTCATTGGATGCAGAATATAACTACAGCTACGTATAACCCCTATACTAGTAACGATAAGGAAAGGAGAACATTATGGTTTGGGCATTAGTATGGATGCAGCTATTAGTCACTTCTCAAACAGTGAAGTACTATCACGTTGAGACATATGCCAGTGAGGAAGAATGCCTTGCGGCAATGAGTGAAGCTGCCATCTTGGTATCAAACAAAAGTGAGACAGTGGCGTGCCTAGAGCTACAAGTGGAGTAGTCATTATGAAACGCAAGAAGAAATGGGTAGCGTATGACAAAGATGGGTATGTCCTTGTCATATGCAGAAACAAAAGAATAGTAGAAAACTTTGCTAAGAGAGGGAAGAAATAGTGTATTATGCACTGGACATATACAGTAAGACAACAAAGAAGATGTTTGCTTATCATTCAAGCGACAGTCGTAAAGATATATTGTATTTAAAAGATCTGTATGCTAAGAATGAATTTGTTTACATCAAGGAGTGTTTTGGAGAGACAGATGAAGACAAAGAAATTTATAGGAAGTCTGCCAAATATGGAGATACCTCAGTTGCCAGTTAGTTTACTGCAACATATGGAGGCTATGGGTTTGTTACCTGTGACACACGAAGACGATGGGGTAAATGACATAGACATGCCAAGATTTCCACATAAAAACTTTTTTCGTGTAGATGTCTTAGACAAGGAAGGAGAACCTTTGTTCTGATGTATAAGATACCTATATTGATAATCGTAGTTTATCTTCTAGCATTCGTCTGGTTTGTGTATGACACATACAAAGGCGAAGACGATGGAAGGAACAGAAGAAGATGACAGATGATGAAGTTGACCCGAAAGATGATCCACATGATGATATTACCGACAGGCTTGGGGATTTACCTAAAACGGATAATGATAGCAATGAGCGTCCTGTTAAACGTAATACTAGGAGGGCAAAACAATCAGACGTTCAGCGCAAGAAACCACCAGTGGCAAAAGGAGGGAAGACTTAATATAGTTTATTTGATTGACATGCTGATTGGTGAAGGTCACTGCATGGAATCGTGGGTATATTGGAAAGTGAGGAGAAAGTGGTAGACATACCTAAACATACATCGAAGTTGTCAGCTATTGTAGACTTCTATCTACACAGCAATAACTTTCGCAACTTGAGTGCTAAGTCACAGAAAGACTACGAGACACACTTGGATGTAATACTTAAGACTAACGTAGAGGGTAGGCTCTTAGGTAACTACACAGTACGCAGCATCAAAGCTAGACACACTAACCTGGCTTACGAGAAGTGGCTTGTGTCTGGTGTACGCACAGCTAACTATCGCAAGGCTGTCCTGTCTACGGCATGGAAGTACAGCATGAGGCTAGACGTAATGGACAATGACCCAGTACGTTTGATCAAGACAAAGAGCACTAAGCCACGCAAGGTCAAGTGGACTCGTGATCAAGTAGTATCTTTTCTTGATACAGCATACGGTAACTTCAAGTGGCGTAGCATTGGATTGATTGTACACATGGCATACGAGTGGGCGCAGCGTGTTGGTGACATGCGTACCTTGACTTGGGATAACATTAACTTCAGCGCACAACGTGTTGATTTAACACAAAGTAAACGTGGTGCTGATGTGCACTTGCCGATACCTGATGATCTACTTTCTATGCTCAGGCAACAGAGTCAGGACTTTGGATTCCAAGACTATGTAGCACCCAAGACTACACCAGTGGCAGGGGCATATGTGCCATACGCTATTGACCACATCGATGATGCAATCAATGAAGTCAAGGAAGCTGCAGGACTACCAAAGAAACTGACAGCTATGGATCTACGTAGGACTGCAATTACTGAGATGGTAGAGGCAGGTGTTGAGACTCTTGAGTTGATGCAAGTAACAGGGCATGTGAATCCTGAATCAGTCAAGCCATACTTAGTCAACACATTTAGTGGCGCAAGTAATGCATTGAATAAACGGAGGAGCAGAGATGAACAACATTAGGAACTACCTAGAAACCCTTGATCTAAAAGAAGATTATAGACATAGAGGTGACTGCCCTGTGTGCAGAGGTAAGAACACATTCACTGCTACACGAGATGGTAGTGCTTTGCTTTACAATTGTTACAAGCTTGACTGCAGAGTTAAAGGTGTTGTGTCATCAGGTATGACAGCCCAAGAGATACAACGTAGGCTTAACCAGTATGAAGAGCCTGAGTCGGAGCATGAGTTATTTACTTGGCCTGAGTATATAGTCAAGCCTACTGTAGAGCATAAGCAGTTTGAGAGATTCATTGGTAGGTGGGGCTTGTATGGTGAAGACTTGATGTATGATGTGATGGACTCACGAGTAGTCTTTCCTATCTATGACAAAGGCAGACTTGTTGGAGCGATTGGTAGATGTACATCCTATGCAGGACAAGTTAAGTGGAAGCGTTACGACAGGACACCCACTGTATTCACTCGTGTTGTAGGTAAACCCAGTGGTGTGGTGATAGTAGTTGAGGATGTTATTAGTGCTACCGTAGCAGCTAAACTATTTCCTGGACTGACAGGTTTGGCTATATTGGGTACATCATTTAGTGTATCTAATATGCAACACTTAGATAATTTTTATAAGGTTATTGTAGCATTAGACCCTGACGCTGCATATAAAACACTAGAGTACAAGAGAGAGATAGAGGCTTACACAGGGTTAGAAACTATAGCGTTAAGACTCTATGATGATATTAAATACAAAGTAGATGCAGACATTAAGAAACTAGAGGAGATAGTTTAATGAAGGGTGTAGAACCAAGACACGTAGCAGAGCTAGAAGCAAAGCAAACATACGAAGCATTTATCAAGTGGGTTAAGGTTACCTTCTACTGGATAATGGCAATGCTAGTTATACTAGCTTACTTTAACTTCGGAACAGATACTGAAACAGGTAGCCAATACAACGGTGAAGTATATGCACCAAGAAATATAGGAGACAAATAATGCAACCAAAGAATGTACCATGCCATATCCGTATTAAGGTAGAGCCAACTCAAAAGCAGAGAGGCAGGGCTTGTAGGCTACACGGCAAAGACTTCAAAAGTATAGCTGATGCAGCCAGACACTTTAATGTGAACTACTCGTGGGCAGCAGAGCAAGTTAGCAGAGGGCTGAACAAAGAGCACTTCCCTAAGAAGTACAGGAAGAGCTATGTCTGAACATTACTGTACAACAAAAGGTTTAGGATGGGCATTCCTAGTTTGTATAATCCTTATACTAGGTGTGCCTGTACTGATGTGGTTAGCCTTAGAGGGTAGCAGTTGGTACGAAAGATTTGACCTTATGAATCCGATGTTCTGATGTGGACGTTAGTATTTATATGGTTGTTCAATGGTGAGCCAGAAGTCAGGAAGATAGGAACGTATGATGATATGTATCAATGTTTTAATAACTATGATATGTTGTACTATTCAATGACACCAGAGAGTAGGGTAGGAGTAAGGCTAACATGCATACAAGGAGATACAAATGGTGAAGACAGCGATAATAGATAAACGTGTACCATTAGGTAAAGTATACGTTGACTTGACAGTAGACGAAGTGTTAGAGGCGTGTAAGAGGTATGCCTCAGATAAAGCTTTTGATGAAGAGTTGGATAAGGTGTACAACAAGGAGACAAGTTTTGATTGAGAGAGGAGACAAACATGATGGAACTAGCATTGATCCGCACTATGTTGGACAAAGAGTTCTACGATAATCACAAGGGTATACGCTGTCCAGATAAGATATTCAGTAAAGATGCACGTAAGATCAAGCAGACTCTTGACTACGCTATGGACACATATGGTAAGAACATTACACCCACAGAGTTAGAATCTCTATTCTTTGTTAACAACACCAGTATGACTACAGCTAACAAGCTAGTCTTTAGTGAGTTGTTTCAAAAGGTTGCACGAGAGAAGCCACTGTCTACAGAGATAGCTGATGATGTACTATCTAAGTTATTTCAACAGGTGGTAGGTGAAGAGATTGCTAACCTTGGATTTGATTACGTTAACGGATCACAGTCTAGTCTCGAACCCCTGAGAAACATACTGAGTAATTACCAAGATGATTTCCTACCCAACCTCAAGGTAGAGTGGGATGATACGAGTATCGATACATTATTAAAAGCCAATGACATACAGTCACAATGGAAGTGGAACATACCTACACTTAAACGTAGGACAGAGGGCATAAGTGCAGGACATTTAGTTGTTGTAGGTGCTAGACCTAACACAGGTAAGACTAGCTTTCACGCTAGTACAATAGCTGCACCTGATGGGTTTGCATCACAGGGTGCTAAGTGCATGGTTCTGTGTAATGAAGAAAGTTATGAACGTGTGGGTGCGAGATACCTTAGTGCCGCTACAAGTATGAGCATGGATGAAGTGAAGACTAACATGGCGGTGGCTGCACTACGTTACGATCCAGTGGAGAAGAACGTCTTTATCAAAGACAGCACAGGTAAAGATATGGCATGGGTTGAAGCTATCATTAAGGCATACGAGCCTGACATTGTAGTGCTTGATATGGGTGACAAGTTTGCGTCCAAGACAAGTGACAAGTCGGACATCTATCTCAAGGAAGCAGCCATACATGCACGTAACATATCCAAGGAACACAAGTGTGCAATCATATGGATGTCACAGTTGAGTGCAGCAGCAGAAGGTTTAGTACATCCTGATCAATCAATGCTTGAGGGTAGCCGTACTGGTAAAGCAGCAGAGGCTGATCTAATGATACTCATATCAAAGAACAAAGTAGTAGAGGGGCAAGACGAAGATGAAACAAATCAAAGACATCTTTGTATAGCAAAGAACAAACTCAAAGGTGGATGGCATGGTACTATTCACTGTGAGTTAGATGGAGACAGGAGTCAGTACTTAGCATGAGACTTGTACTAGATGTAGAAAATACAATAACTAAGAGAGACAATAAAAACATACTTGACCCATTCGAGCCTGGACTTGAGCTTGTTCAAGTAGGTGTGCAGAATGTAGACAATGTAGAAGAGACACATTTGTTTACGCTGAATCACAAAGAGGATCAGGACGTAGGTGGATCAAGAGCTAAAAACATACAGATCCTACTAGACCATACAACACTCTTGATCATGCACAATGCACAGCATGACTTGATGTGGTTGTGGGAGTCAGGCTTCGAGTATGACGGTGACATATATGACACGATGTTAGCTGAGTATCTACTGCAGCGTGGACAGAAAGAACCTATAAGTCTTGAGGCTTGTGCTGAACGTAGGAATCTAAACTACCAGAAGCAAGACACTCTCAAAGAGTATTACAAGAAAGGATACAACACCAATGAGATACCTTTACAAGAGCTTCTTTTTTATCTTAGGAGTGACCTCGACATTACTCGTGAGTTGTTCCTTGCCTTGGAACAAGACTACGCCAAGCCAGAAGCAGAGTCCTTACATAATGTCAGAGACATTACCTTCCGCACCTGTAAAGCCCTCACCAGAATGTATATGTCAGGAATCCGTGTGGACAGAACCGCCCTTCAGCAAGTCCGAATAGAGTTTGAGAAAGAGAAAGCTGAGATAGAAGACAGGCTTCAGCGTAAGACTCGTGATCTTATGGGTGACACACCTATCAATCTCAACAGTCCTGAGCAAGCATCTCAAGTTATATTTAGTAGACGTATACATAACAAGAAAGAATGGGCTGACTTGTTTGACTACACTGAGACACAACAAGAGTTTAGGGATGCCATAGATGCAAACAGTTCTATTATTAGAAAGACTAAAGCATCTACCTGCACTAACTGTAATGGCAGTGGTAAAGTTTGGAAGACAAGAAAAGATGGTACGCTGTACAAGATACCAAACATATGTAAGAAGTGTGAAGGTAGAGGTTATATTCTAACGCAGACAAAACAAGTAGCAGGGCTGTGTTTCTCTGCGCCAAGCAAGAAATGGATAAGCGCAAATGGCTTCAGCACTAGTAAAGGTAATCTTGAAAGTCTTATGGCTACCGCTACAAGCAACGGTATGGAGTCTGCTCTTGATTTTCTTACTGATCTTAAGCGTCTCTCTGCTATCAGCAGTTACCTTAGTAGTTTCGTGGATGGTATCGACATATTCACCAAGCCCAACGGAATCCTTCACGTCAACCTTACCCAAAGTGTTACCAGTACAGGTAGATTTTCTGGACGCAATCCCAACATGCAAAACATGCCAAGAGGAGGAACCTTTCCAGTAAAACGTGTGTTCATATCACGATGGGAGGGTGGACAAATATGTGAGTGTGACTTTGCTCAATTGGAGTTTAGAGTTGCTGCATTCCTCTCACAGGACAGCACAGCAATGGAGGAGATCAATACAGGATTTGATGTACACTCCTACACGGCAAAGGTTATCAGTGATGCAGGGCAACCTACACAGCGTCAGGCAGCAAAGGAGCATACATTCGCCCCTCTCTTTGGAGCTACTGGATACGGTAGACCAAAGGCTGTGGCTGCATACTACGAACACTTTACGCAGAAGTACAAGGGTGTAGCTAAGTGGCACAAGAGGTTAGGTGACGAAGCCATGAGGTTTCTCAAGATCACTAACGTGAGTGGCAGACAGTATGCATTCCCCGATGTAACTCGTAGGAGTAATGGTAGTGTGTCACACTTTACTATGATAAAGAATTATCCTGTCCAAGGATTTGCTACAGGTGACATAGTGCCTGTGGTATTACTAGAGTTTGAGCGATTGCTTGAACCTCTACAGTCATGCTTAGTCAACACTGTACACGATTCTATGGTGATAGATGTACACCCTGACGAAGTAAAAAAAGTCTTGACTATTGTTGAGACTATCAACGCTAATCTAAACTGTGTCATAAAAGACGCATACGATATAGAAATGAATGTGCCTCTATTATTAGAAGCCAAAATCGGTAAGAATTGGCTTGACACAATTGATGTTTAGAGTATAACTAACCATCTTTAACTTTGAAAGAAAGTAAGTAAAACAATGAATACAGAACTAGCAATACAAAATGATTTAGGTATGTCTCTTGCAGAGGCAGTAGGTGTAACTACTCAAAGCGGTGGCGAAAGAAAGAGTTCCGTTTTACCTAGAGTTAACTTGATGCACACAGGTATTATGGGTGAGATCGAAGTCAACGGTAAGCCCATCAAGACTGAGGTTGTACCTGCAGGTGCATACAAGATTACGAGAGGTGAAGATGATGTTGTCTACGCAACTAGTCCTACCATACGTATCTTTGCAATCCGACAGCAGTGGTCAAAGTGGGATGCCAAAGAAGAGATGATGATGAAGACAGTCATGGCTAACGATCTAAAGGGTGACCTCAAAGATAACGTTGGTACATTTAATCTTGGCAGACCATCAGGTTACATCGAAGATTGGGATAGCGTACCTGAGAAGACAAAGGATTTGATTCGTAGTATCAAACGTAAGAAGATTCTCTTTGGTGAGTTGACTGCATCAGGTGTTACTGATGAAGAAGGTAATCCAGTAGATGATATTACTACTATTCCTTTCTCTTTTGAAGTACCACCTTCAAGTATCAAACCTTTAGATTTAACAGTAAATGCACTAGGGCGTAAGAACGTATTACCTATTCAGTGTATGTTAAAATTAAGTGCGAATGCAGTTGATTCTAAAACAGGTAATAGCTTTGCTGTTATGAGCTTAGATGTAGGTGATAAGGTAGAATTACAACCTGAAGACCAAGATACTCTACATAAATTCTTAGCTTATATTACTACACAAAACTCTTACATCTTAGAACAATGGGATGAAAAGAATAAGGAGACTATCTCTGATGATGATGCTGCTATCGTAGCTGAGTTCGTCAATGTAGAAGAGGCAGACTAATGAACCACCCTGCTGAACTGGCTATCTTTGAGTACCTTGGCAAGGCTGTCAAGGGTGAGACAAGTATGGCTGAAGACATACGTAAGCAAGTTGCTTCTGATGTCGAGGCTGCACTAGAGAAGCAGTTCAGCAGTGGGCCTCGTGACAAGTTTAGACTAAGGATGTCCAACATTGGGCGTCCTACTTGTCAGTTATGGTTTGAGAAGAATGACCCTGAAGATAAGACACCACTACCACCACACTTCTTGATTAACATGATCATAGGTGACATTGTGGAAGCAGTGTTCAAGGGTCTTCTTCGTGCTGCTGAGGTAGACTTCAAAGACAATGATAGTGTCACCCTTAAGTTAAAGGATGGTACAGAAATAAGTGGTGAGTACGACATGGTGCTTGATGGCAAGGTGGATGATGTCAAATCAGCTTCGCCTTGGTCATACAAGAATAAGTTCAACACTCTAGAAACTCTAGCTAAGAGCGACAGCTTTGGTTATGTATCTCAACTAGTAGGATATGCAGAAGCTGCAGGGTTAGATGTAGGTGGTTGGTGGGTAGTCAACAAAGCAAACGGTGAGTTTAAGTATGTTGATGCTAACTCCGTAGATAAGTCCACAGTGATGGAAAGCATTGAGCAGACAGTAGGCTACATCAATGAGGATAAACCCTTTGAGCGTTGCTTTGAGCCAGTGCCAGAGACACATTATCGTAAACTAACTGGTAATCTAAAGCTTGGCACAGAGTGTGGGTTCTGTTCTTACAAGCATAAGTGTTGGCCTAACTTGCAGACTCGTGAAGCTGTAAAGTCAAACGCTGCAAACCCACCTATGGTGGACTATGTTCTGCTGAGTCCTGAGTATGAGGAGGCATAATAAAGGTAGGTATCGCAGTGGCCTGGAGAAAGAGGTTGCTGCGTACTTGCGTAAGACACAGAAGAAAGTCAGATACGAAGTACTGAAAGTAGAGTGGGAAGACTTACGCTACCGCACCTACACACCAGACTTTGTGTTAGACAACGGTATTATTATTGAGACTAAAGGAATCTTTGATAGTGCTGACAGACGTAAGCATCGTGAGATACAGAGACAGCATCCTGAGTTAGACATACGGTTTGTATTCAGTAACGCAAACGCCAAGCTATACAAGGGTGCTAAGTCTAGGTATTGTCATTGGTGTGAGCAGTATAAGTTTCAGTGGGCGCATCGTGTGATACCTGAAGATTGGCTGAAAGAAAAAGGTAAAGAGATTACAGTTAAGAAGATAGAATTAAAAACAAAAAGGAAAACCTGATGGGGCATGATTTAGATGATGATGAAATAGCTATAGTTATTAGTCCAAAAGATTATAAAGACCCTAATAAATGGGAAGGTGAAACAAATGTGTCCATAGCTATATCTCCTGAACACAATTTACCTGATCCTATAATTAATGGCATTGTTGATGTAGCTACTATGATGTCAGCTTTTTTAGACTTAGCGCACGAACAGCCATACCTATATGCTCAAGTAAAAGAACACAGAGATTATTTAATGGCTATGGATGAAGAGGATGAAAATCCTGTTGTAACAAAAGAAGGAAATGTATATACACTTAACAAGTGGACAAAGACAAAGGGAAGCGCATGATAGATACAATAACACTAACTGGTGATACAACTTTAGATCACGATCAAGTAAACAATCCAGTACACTACAATCACAGTGGTATAGAATGCATCGAAGCTATAGAAGCAATGACAGAGAATATGTCAGGAGCTACAGCGCCACACGCTGCTAATGTGTTAAAGTATTTGTGGCGGCACGAGTATAAGAATGGATTAGAAGATATAAGAAAAGCAAAGTGGTATCTTGACAGACTAGAAAAACGTTGGAGGGAGATGCACAAATGATAACAGCAGATGACATAAATGCTTGGAAAGATATGTATGAAATGACATTTGGTGATTATCAGATAGAGGCACGTAAGACTGCCATATATCCTGATGAACACAAGATAGTTTACCCTGCGCTAGGACTCGCAGGTGAAGCAGGTGAAGTAGCCAACAAAGTAAAGAAGATGTTAAGGGATGGGAATTTTAAAAGGGAAGATGTAGCTGCAGAGGTGGGTGACTGCCTGTGGTACATTGCAGCTTTATGTCGTGACCTAAACTTTGACATGGGATATATAGCTAGATGTAACTTAGACAAACTTCACAGTCGTATGGAGAGAGGAACCATTAAGGGCAGTGGCGATAAGAGATGAAGTTCAACATTAAACTAACAATAGAAATAGACGAGGAAGAACGGATACTACCAATAGTGGCAGAGATGCACGAGGAGGCAGTTACTGAGTTATTCCAAGATATTATTTATGATATTGATGGTGCAGTAATTAGAAAGATAGAGGTGAAGAAACATGAATAACTACTTACCAACCGACTACCAAAGTTTTATACACAAATCACGGTATGCTAAATACATTGATGGTAAAGGCAGAGAGTCTTGGTCTGAAACTGTAGATCGTTATATGGAAAATGTTGTAGGTAATAAAGTAGATGCAGACACTAAAGATGAATTAATGTTTGCTATACTTAACTTAGAAATTATGCCTAGCATGAGAGCTATGATGACAGCAGGAGCAGCACTTGAGAGAGACAACACTGCAGGATACAACTGTAGCTACTTAACCGTAGATGACCCAAAGTCCTTTGATGAGGCTATGTACATCCTCCTCTGTGGTACTGGTGTCGGATTCAGTGTCGAGAGACAATTCATTAGCAAGCTTCCCGAAGTTCCTGAACTCTTCGAGAGTGATACTACCGTTGTGGTAAAGGACAGCAAGGAGGGGTGGGCTAAAGCGTTCAGACAAGTGTTGGCACTCTTGTGGGCAGGAGAAATTCCTCAGTGGGATGTTAGCAGAGTACGCCCTGCAGGTGCAAGGCTAAAAACATTTGGTGGTAGAGCTAGTGGACCTGCGCCTCTTGTAGAGCTATTCAACTTTGCAGTAAAGACATTCAAGGATGCTCAAGGGCGTAAGCTTTCTAGCTTAGAGTGCCATGACTTAATGTGTTTCATTGGTCAGATAGTTGTTGTTGGTGGTGTTAGACGTAGTGCTATGATTAGTTTGTCTAACCTCAGTGATGATAGGATGCGTCACGCTAAGTCAGGGCAGTGGTGGAACGAAGCTGCTCATAGAGCGTTAGCTAATAACAGTGTTTCATATACAGAGAAGCCAGATTCAGAAACGTTTATGCGTGAGTGGTTAGCTTTAGTAGAAAGCAAGTCAGGGGAGAGGGGTATATTTAATCGTGAAGCGTCCAAGAAACAAGCTGAGAAGTATGGAAGACGTGATCCTAACCATGAGTTTGGAACTAACCCATGTAGTGAAATTATACTACGACCAAATCAGTTTTGTAATCTTACTGAAGTGGTGGTTAGGGCTACAGATACTGTGGATGACCTTGAAAGAAAAGTGGAACTCGCTACTATTCTTGGTACAATTCAATCCACATACACCAAGTTTCCATACTTGCGTAAGGTGTGGACAACCAACACAGAAGAGGAGCGTCTGTTGGGTGTGTCACTCACAGGAATAATGGACAACCCTCTTATGACATCAGCAAACAAAGGATTGGAGAAGACTCTTGAGCATTTACGACAAACTGCTGTTCGTACTAATAGTGATTGTGCTAACCGCCTTGGCATTGCACCAAGTGCAGCAATTACCTGCGTCAAGCCAAGCGGAACAGTATCACAATTAGTTGACTCAGCATCAGGTATACATGCACGTCATGCATTACATTACATTAGAACTGTGCGTGGTGACAATAAAGACCCACTTACACAAATGATGAAAGACCAAGGCATACCTAACTCACCTTGTGTGATGAAGCCTGATACCACTACAGTGTTTAGCTTCCCACAGAAGTCACCCAATAAAGCTGTAACTCGTAACGATATGTCAGCCATTGAACAGTTGGAGACATGGCTAACCTATCAAAGACACTGGTGTGAGCATAAACCTTCTGTAACAGTGACAGTTCGTTCTGATGAGTGGATGGAAGTAGGTGCATTTGTTTATAAACATTTTGATGAAATGAGTGGTGTGTCTTTTCTTCCACACTCTGATCACACCTATCAGCAAGCACCTTATCAAGATTGTACGAAGGATGATTACAAAAAACTTTCTGCTATAATGCCAAAGTCTATTGACTGGTCCAAGCTTAGTGAGTATGAACAAGAGGATAATACGGTTGCTACGCAGTCTATGGCTTGCACTGGTGGCGTATGTGAAGTGGTGGATATAGGGGCATAATTCATGGAAGTATATACTAGGCCATTCCAAAAAGAAGTCTACGATAAAGTAGACGGACCATCTAAGGAAGCTTTGATTAAGTATTTACAATCAGAAGGACACACAATTGTCAGCAAGAAAGAAGATTACTATGCTGATGTTGTATCAGAAAAAGATGGTGTTACTTACTTTCACGAAGCTGAAAGAAAAGCACAGTGGAAAGAGGAGTGGCCTACGTATTGGTCAGAGATACGAATACCAGGGAGAAAGAGGAGACTTATAGAGAAATACAAAGACCAGTTGGAGAACTTATACTTTTATGTTTTTAACAAACATTACAATCAAGCTTGGAAGATAAAGGGTACACAGATGATAGACTCTATTATTAAAGAAGCTACTGGTCCTACTTACAGGATACCAAAGGGTGAAACATTCTATCATATCCCATATCAAGAAGCAGAAATAGTAGACATAGTATAATTGCTATGTTATAATTTTATCGACAATAAAAGGAGTTATTTATGTTGTTATTTAATTTATTAGTGCCTGTAGTGTACGCTTTAACAATTTATGGAAGCTATGAAAACGTAGCTAAACCTGTAGCTAAAGCCACTTGGGAAACAAGTGTAGTTGTTTACGATAAAACTGTAGACGTTATTAAAGACATAACTACTGACGATCCTGTAGAGTCAGAATAATGTATGTCTTAGTGTTCATACTTTCTATTGGGAGTGGCTATGTGCAAGTGCAAGCAGTCAATACAGTTTATTCTAGTTTAGAAGATTGTAAACGAAGTGCTTCAGTTATCCGTACTGATCTTATGAACACTAGGCCATCACCTAACTCTAATGTATTTGCTTACTGCACAGAGATCCCACAGGAGGTATAGCCAAGTATGAGCCTAGAAAAAGAAGCGAAAGACTTTGTATCTAGGAGACATGATCATTTCAAAGAAGGGATACAGGAACGCATAGAAGCGTTGGACAAGTATATAACTGACAATCTGTATCACACTACTGAAACAAGGGAGGCTATAAAACACTTAATCATAGTACAACTGTGGGCAGAGCGTAGCTCAAGACTCAATGGTATAAAAAAGTAAGGGCGCTAAATGCGCCCCTATTTATTTGTAATAATCTTTTAAGTAATCCACGTAGTCCATGAAGTAGTGTAACTCTGTGATTGTCATATCACGTATACCTCCTTCAAAGCCGTACCGTTCTCTCATTGCTTTCATAGCTTTGCTACGTAGTTCTTTATTGCCATGCTCTGTAGCTTTAGCTCTCATTGCACCTAGCTTAGTCTCACTAGTGCCGTACTTCTTTAATACCTTACGTAAATCTTTCTTCACCTCAGATACAACCGACTTAAGCATAGCACGTTTACCTACAAGGTCAGCGTTTATAAACTTCTTATCTCTAAGTAAGTTATCCGTAGCTCTTTCTAACTCAGGAGCAACCGACTCATTAAATATTGTATCGTAAGCAGCCATACTTGTTCGTTCACTGGCTGTCCAATCTTGCATGTTAGCCATTGAGTATGCTTGCTCTGTAGATGTACGTGCAGGTTTAACTGTGATACCAAAGATTCTAGCCATAGGGTTTGCGTCTTGTACTTTACCTTGCCTACTTGCAACCCTTAGTTCTTCACCAGAAACTGTTTCTGCTCTGTCTGTGATAGCTTCTATGACGTTATCAAAGTATCTTGTTGCACCCTGTGTAAACATCTGACCGCCTGTTTCAGCTTGGCGTATGTCTCTAGCAGCATCTGTGTCTGTAACATATCCAGTAAGTTTGTTTACTGCATCAAGTGGTCTAGTAAAACCTGCAGCATAATTACCTGTAAACTTTCCTATTTCTTTGAAAGAAGCTTGAGCTAGATCTACATCCTGGTTTATCAACGTGTCCATAATTCTAGTGACATCATTACCAAACTGTAAGTCTGTAGCAAGCTGTCCTACAGCTATTTGTTCACCAAACTTGATCATCATTTCTTTTGGTACAGCCTCACCTTCTGCTCTGAGTCTACCAATACGTCCTGCTGCCAACCATAGAGAGAATGGAAATGTGTTACGAGCATCTATGATAGCACCGCCAGTACCTTCAATCTCAAATACGTCTAAACCTTTATCGCTTCTTTCTTTGTCGTATTGCATAGCTAGACTAATTGCAGTTACACCCACAAGACTACGTGATGCAGCTTCTAAGGTTTCAACATTACGCTTCTCTGATTTAGCTATGGCAGACATAAGTTGCACACCACCGCCTACAGACCATTGATAAGATGTGGCTACAACGTTGTTAAAAAATCTACCGAAAGGAAGTATTGTACCGAACAACGGTATGTTAGAGATGCTCTCTGTTAACTTAGCTGCACCTCTTAGAAGCTGATCATCTGTGGTGTAGTCTTTTGAAAATACAGACTTAAGTGTGGTATCTATAGCACCACCGACTACACTATCATCTACTAGTTCTATGTTACCTGTGTTAAGAACATCCGTTAAGGTTCTATCATGCTTGAGTCGTAGCCGTTTGTCTAGCTCAGTCATAAACATCTGAGACTTAGTAAAAGTATCTTGTACTCGCACACCTGTCAGACGGTTGGCACCATTAGCTACAGCTTCTACACCTTTGAACCACTTAGCGTCAGGGTCAATATCAAAACGTCTACCTGATCTTTCAATACCACCAGTAACACTCTCAAACAAAACTTTCTCTATGTCTCTATTCTGAGATAAGAAGTCCATGTAAGAATCATGAGTAGTATATGGGTCCATCAAGTTACGCATCTTCTGTGCTTGTATCTGACCAAACACTTTGCTTTTACGTAGTAGTTCCGATCCTGTCTTAGTAAATTTACCACCTGTTGCTAAACCACCAAGCATATACATACCACCTGTTGATACATCAGCCAATGTGGAACCAATATAGAACTGTGAGAAACCTGCAATGTTCAAGCCTGTTGTAGCAGGTGAGGAGATAAGCAATCTACGCCACACACTCTGAGTATACGCTCCTATCTTAGGGCGTTTTACTTTTCCTGTAGCTTTGAGTATCTCTTCTTCCATCTGCTCTTTTAGCTGTGGATTACGCACCAAGTTGAACATGGCGTTGTGTCCTGCTACAAGACCTGCATCTACTGTTCTACGTGTAGCTGACATCACTGCACCATAAGTCATACCTCTACGAACATTAGACGCAATATAATCGCCTATCTCCTGTGCTATTTCTGTTGTGTCACCTAGAGTATAACCAACCAAAGGTTGCATACGCTTGGATATAGCTTGTAGCTCGTCTTCAGGCATTTGTCTCAGTGTGTTAGTCATTACATCTGTGACACGTACATTCTTAGGTAGAGGTTTACCAACTTCATCTAAGTATATCTTAGCTATACCACCTTTACCATCTTCGCCACGCATAATATTATCCAAGAACTCTGCAGGCATAACACCTGCTTGGAACATATTATCTCCACGCTTCCACTTCTGCTCCCAAGAATCTAATGCTTTGTTTACATCAGTCGTAAACTTCTTCATAGATTTATCAGATAGTGGTACTAAAAGCTTACCTTCAATGTCAGCTTCTAGTTCTGCTTTACGTTTACCTGCAATGAGTTTACCTTTAGTGTCTTTGAGTCCACTCACACCCTTGAGTTTACCACCTACAAGTTGAGCACCACCGCCAACAAGACCTAGAGCAGAACTAAATCCTGTTTGTAACATGCTGTACTCTTCTTGTGCTCCTGCATCTAACATAACATTCTGTATCATGTTGTCATGTAACATAGCTAGTGAACCATCGATACCTGTAGTAGCTAACAGAGAACCACGCACACCTTTCTTAGCTCTCTCCTCTAAGAACTCTTTCTGTGCTTTCTTCTTGGCGTTGTATATAAAATTACGCTGTTCTTGTAAAGCTACACGTTCTTGTAACTTCTTAGCTGCAGGAGCTTTTATACCTGATTCTACTATGCGTTGGGCTACACGTTCTGCTGCTTCATCTGCTGCTTTCTTAGCACCCTGTGTTGTAGCTCCAGACTTTGCTGCTCTTTGTCCTGCTTCTATAGCGGCTTTCTTGACTAGCTCTTTACCACCCTTTGTTATACCTAGAGATGCAGCTTTTCCTAAGCCACCAGTAAGTAGACCAATGTAATTGGAAGGATCTGTAGCTGCAGCTTGGATATAGTCAAACACACCGTCTACTGCACCATAGAATCCATCGTTTACAAATACATTACCTAGCTGATCGTATAGTTTATATGCGTCACCTGCTAACGCTTTATCTTGCTGACTAGCATTTGTTATGTGCCTTACTTCTCCACCTGTGTTTATGATGTTGGTGTTGAAGCTACGCATGTGATCCATAAACTCTTCTACAACATCTTCGTCACTCTTGTCGTTATACTGTATGCCTCTGCGAGAAACCATGTATCTACGTATAGTGCGTAAGTTAGAAGCCTCATACAAATCTTTCTTCTTGAGCTTACCTCCTTTATCAACAAGTTCGTTCTGACTGCTTACAGGTACAGGCTCTTCTTGTTCTACGGTTGGTGGCTCAATACGGCTAGGTGCAAGTATGTCATCCTTTTTAACGCCATACTGATCCATCAAGTCTAGGAAGGAATCACTCATATTAATACTCTATCCTCTAAGTGCTTTTTGAAATTGTACGGTTAGGAATCCCATGTTGTATGGCAGTCTCTTATTGTTTGCATCTGCCCACTCACTAAGTGCTCTCATGATGTCAAAGGTATCAGCATTTTCATCTATGCCTTTTTCCTGCATATACTTGAATATGTCTTCACCAAAGTCAGCCATTACAGATATATCTAACTCTGTAATAGTACCTGTATCCATACCTGTTTCTATTTCTTCATCTGTGGTTTTAGGGAACAATCGTTTAAGTTTATCCCTTAAGCTTAATACCTTTTTAGAACCTGGCTCTAGCTCTGCCATACGTGCAGCAATAGTCTCACGCCTTACTTTACCTTGAGGCAACTCTATAAAGCCATTCTCTGTAGCGTTCTGTGCACCAACCTTAGATGTGGGTAGACCAAGTAGCTTCCTAGCGTTTGGACCCATCTCTTCCCACTCTTCAAAGGTAACTCTATCTCTGTCCATGTACTCTGCAGCTTTACGGATACCCATTTCTTCTGCAGTTTCGGTTACATCCTCTACTTCACGTTCTTGCTTAGGAGGTTCTAGCTCAACCTTTTTCTCTACAGGATCTTCTGCTTTAGGTTCGCTAGTTACTACGTTCTGTGTAGTGTCTATCTCTTCTAGGTTTAATGTTTTGAGGACTTGCTTTTCTACTGGACCTATAGGTGTTTCCTTCTTATCTAGGTGCTGTACTAGTACATCCCATCCTTCACTCTCTGGTGTGTAAGTATTACCACCATCAGTTGTAACCTCAAGAGGATTACCTTCTGAGTCAGACTTTGTTACGGTAAACTGAATGTCCTCAAATATTTTCTTAGGTTCTGTAGGTACTTCTCCTAGTGCCTCTATAGTTTCTGTATCAACTGCGTCTATAGCCCCACTAGCCTGTTCCATTCCAGGAAACAATAGTTCACGTATGCTTTCTACATACTCTTCACCTACGTTGGCTAACATACTAGTTTCTAAATCTTCAAACGCTGATACACCATATGTATCTATGGCATCATCGTACACCATTTGATAAAGAGGCATTTCTATAGATTTTACTTTTTTCTGTGCTGCTTCATACTCAGCTATTTGTTGTTTTATATTTGCATTATCTGGGCTTGTTTTTAAGTCACTTTGAAGTTGAGTTAGCCCACCTCTCTCATCGAATGTTTCTAATGTCTCTAAGGCAGTTTTATACTCATTATCTAACTCTTCTCTGTCTTTCTTTAAAGTGACAATACTATCAAGTACAAACTTCTTAGCTTTTAGATCAAAGCGTTTCATGTCTGCTATCACTGCGTAAGTAGAGGGTTGTAATGCCTCATACTCTTGCTGTCTTGCTAACATATTTATATCTTCAGCAGTATATCCATCATAGATAATATCACTACCAAGTTTGTACTTAGACCGCATCATAGCCGCTTCACCAGTAAGTCTATCAAAGAAACCTATGTCTGGTTTTTCTGCAGTAGCACCTTTTGTTTCTAAACCAAGGCCATACGTTTTTCTTACGTACTTATCCATATCCATATCAAGAGCTTGAAAACCCTCTGGTAGTTTTATGATCATGTCTACTTCAGTATCACTGAGCTTTCTACCACCATTAGCCTCAACTGCTGTTCTAACTTTAGTAGACAAATCTTGTATGGCTTGAGGTCCACTTGCTATTGCAGCTTGCATCTGTGCAGTACTTACACCTTGATCCTCTAGATAATTAGTAAGACCTAACACCTCATTGACTACAGAGTTACGCCTAGAGATCTTCATAATGTTATCTTTAGCTAACTGCTCTTGCTCTAATCTGTACTTACGAGCTTCTTTACCTTTTTCTTTTATGTTCTCTGCTGCTGTTTCAGCAAACCCTTCAGCGAATGCTCTCCAATCAAATCCCATATTCTAAGCTCCTCTTGCCATCAAGCCTTGGGGTTCAGCCATTTCGCTTACTTCCATTTCATCTTCCATTTCTTCCTGTGGCACATCGTCTGTTTCTTCTTCCAGAGTACCTTGTAATGTTTTCAACAAGTCCAGACCTACATCACCTTCTTTACCTTTAGCGTCAGCTACTGCTAGTTCTATAGCTAGTGACAAACGTTTTTTCTCACGATCTTTGAGTGCCTCTTCAGGGTCTTCGATGTCATCTCTTACTTCTATGCCATATGTAGTCATTGATGCTTTGATGAACTCGTGTATGACAGGAGATACAATTAAGCTTACATCCACACTGTGCAGTCCGTTCATAACACCTGTAGTCATTAGCGTCTTAACAAAAGGAGCTACAGGCATGTTATTACCAAAAAGTACGGACAGATCATCCATAACTTCTTCATCAGCTAATCTATTGATGTAGTATTTAGTTACTTCATCAGGATCAACCATCTCAGGTGGATTTTCCCAAGGCCAGTTCTTAGGTTCATCTGTCAGAGACTGTCCTGGTATTGGTGCTTCAAGAAATGATGCCATGTTATTATATCCTATTTAGTAAACCCTGCGCCAAAGTATAGTCCTACTATGGCTGATACGATGTGTGTATCTAGTGGTGTGATTACAAAGCCCTGAGCCATCTTCCACTTGATAGCTTCATCTGGTCCAAACATCCAACTAAAGAAACCACCAGTAGCTTCAGTATATCCTACGTACACACTCACTTCAGGATACCATACAGCGACTAGCTTTGGCAATACAATTATAGAGAACACAGCAGATAGAGCTATGAGCCTACGTGTCCATGCAAAGTGCTTGTCATTCTTACCTGCATCTCTTGCATCAGCTACAGCACTACGATTGAACTCTGCACGTTGCATCAACATCTCTTGTTGCATCTGGCGGTTCTTCATTGACTGACCCCAGATAGACATTACTCCACCTAACACAGTGGAGAAGAGCATAGTGATTAGTTCTAATGGTAATCCAAACATTATAGTGGTGGCCTTTCCATTGTTCCTGCAGGTTTTATTCTAGGACGTGGAGATGACGTTACTTGACCTAGTGGTTTAAATGATCCCTCTACCTTATTTAAAATAGTTTTAGTTTCACTTACTGTATGCTGTGCTTTATTACCACCAGTAATACCTTCGCTGTAATAAGAGTCTCCTGCCTTTAAATCTACTTTAGGCCAATTTCCGTAAGTACCTTTTTTTATAGCGTAGGGAACTGGTATAGAAGCAAACTCTTTTGCTAAAGCTAACATAGCCTCGTCTATAGATGACTTTTTAATTGTTTTGTCATTTTGATATAACCAAGTTTGTAACTTTCTTCCTACCTTATCTGTTAATAGAAAAGTACCCATTTTTTCTTGTAGCTCTGGTGTAAAAACTTGATCATCAGACAGATCCATTTTTTCTACAACTAAATCAAATGTATCAGGTATAAACTGATATTTACCTACAGCAAATAGCCTATCTTTGTTACTAGGACTTTCAATATCCATATACTCTTTTATTTCACCTATAGTAAGCTCAGTTAATTTTTTATTATTTCTTTTTGTATTTTTAGTAGAATTTTGTATTTTACCACCTATGGTTCCACTATGAGCAGAGTTATATCCTCCCTCTCCTTTACCTATAAAGTCAAGTAAATCCGTGACTTTCCCATCGGTAGGCTGCACCTCATCAGCACTAATAGAATTATCAATAATACTAATAGCCTCTTCATCTGAGATTCCTTGTTCTTTTAATATTTTTTTAACCTCAGTCTGCACACCCTCTTCAGTCAAACTTCCTGTAATACCTATAGCGTTTAGAAATGCAGGGCTTAATATTTTTTTATCTACACTTACTTCTTCTGTTGGCGCAGCTTCATCTGGCATTGAGGGTGACTCAGTTCTGTCTACTAATGTTTCACCAGACGGTTTACTCATAAGTCCTAATGGTTCTGTCTGTTCTATCTCAAGTAGTTCACCCTCACTGTCAACTGTGGGCTGATTCTCTAGCGTCACAAAGTCTGTGTCCATACTAGTGTATATATCTTCTAGTTTATTTGGAGACTCGCCTAGTGTAGATACTTCTTTCATTACATCTTGAATAATCTCACTCTTCATTAGATTAGAGTATTCATCTAGCACTTCGTCTTTTGGTGTAGTTGTAACATCTTCGCTAAGTTGTGTAGGTTCGTAGCCATTGTCTCTAAATAGTTGTGCTATACCTTTTAAGAAGTTATCGTCTAATTCTATCTCTTCTGTTTCAGGCTTTGCCCCTATGCCACGATTCTTCCTAGACACTTCTTCTAGAGTTTTCTTACTCCTACTAGTAATAGACTCAGTGAAGCCACCAATGTCTAAGTCTAAACCGCCTAATGTTTTATATTCTGCCATTATACTTTTGGACCTGTTATTATTGCTCCTACGACAGAGCCTATAGCATTAGCAAAAGAACCGCTTCTACTTGCTGCTGCAGTGCTTGCTGCTGCTTCATTAGCTAGTTCTTGTACAGCGATAGTGGTAGCACGATCAGCATTGTTATTCTCTAACTGGAATGCAAAGCTCATAAGGTCACGCTCACGTTGCCATATCTGATCCATGTTAGCTGCAGTCAATCCGTTGATCACTTTAGCAAAGTCCATGTTGCTTTGATTCTGTGTAGCTGTATTGATTGTAGCTATACTCTGTCTCCACGCAGCATTAGACTGGGCTATGACCAAACCATTCTGTGCATTAAACAAATCACGTTGCTGTTGAATCTGAGAGTTAAACTCACGCAATGCATTCACACTGTTTACGTTAAACTGATCCATAGCATTCTGTTGTGTAGCATTGAACTGTGAGGTTTGGTTAGCTAGATTAGCAAAGAACTGATTTACTTGGTTTTCACTAGATGCGTTAAACTGTTCATTAGCATTCTCTGCAGCTTGATCTGTGAACAGAGCCTGTATGTTTTGCTGTGTCTTAAACATAGAAGTCTGTTGTTCGTTAGACAAGTTAGCCATGTCCATCTGTAAGAAGTTAGCGGCTTGTTGTACAGCAGCTTGTTGTCTGTTGTTGAGGTTTGCCATATCAAGTTGTGACAATGCAGCAGCCTCAGCCATTACCATAGCTTGTCTGTTAGACAGGTTGGATAACTCCATAGTGTTTGCTGCACGAGAGTTCTCTAAGGCTATCTGTTGTTCAGCCGTGAAGTTCATGTTAGCAATGTCACCGATACGAGCAGAGTTAGCTACACGAGCTTGGAATGCTTGATCAAACTCCATGCCCATGAATGTAGCACGTTGCTGTGCAGCAAGCATTTGTCTTTGCTGTCTGTTAGACAAGTTCTGTGCTTCAAACTGTGCTATAGTAGCCGCATCCATCTGGGCGATAGGTAGTGCCGCTTCCATTGCAGCTTGCACCACAGCTTGACCTGCAAGACTAGACGCACCAAGACCACGAGCAGAGAGTGTAGCCATTGCGGTACGCATAGATCCTGCAGCCCAAGCAGGTGTCTCACCACCCTCAAAGTCAGCCATCAATGTTTCTAGCTGACCTGCAACTGTTGCCTGTTTACTTGGTGTAGCTTCTGCAGCCTGTATTGCTTCAGTAAATGTAGCAGCTTTGGTAGCATCTGCTTCACCCGATATTATCTCACCGTCTTTTATTTCTCTAGGATCAGGTGCATCTACTTTTATAGCATCTCCTAGTGCTGCCTCCATGCCTCTTATGGAAGTGTCAAATTGCTGCTGTGCAATGACATCTTTTGTAGGTGTACCTGTAGCTGCTTTTAATGCTGCTGTTTGTAGCTTTACCTGTGGTGTAACAGTAGTAACATCTGCCTCTACAGGTGCAGCAGCTATAGGTGGTGCAGCTTGTTGTACAGTGCCTACTGTAGCAGCTTCAGCAAAGGGGGCTATCGGTACAGTCTGACCTGCATCTACTGGGATAAATTCACCTGCAGTAGGTTGTATCATAGCTGTAGTAGGTTGCATTGGCTGCATGGTTTGCCTAACAGCAGAGGCTTGCATTTGAGCTAATTGATCTGTAGTAAGACCGCCTGTCTCATACCTTTGTACTGTACCACCCTTGTTAAACTTCTGTATGTATCCACCAATAGCAAGCCCTTTAGCTTTGGCAGCAGGGTTAGCTTCTTCAAACTGTGAATGACCTTCTCGTGTTTTAGGACCATTGTAACCCATCTTGCGGAAGATACGGTCTTTACCTTCTAGTGTCATATTTTCCATCAAGCCACCATCTGCAGCACCTGTAGTTTGTGCTTCTATCTTAGAAAATCCTGGTGGTACATACGTAGTAGGTTGACCGTTAAATTCAGTAATCATTATTTGTTGACCCAACGCATTGCCATATGGCACAGTCTGATAACCTTGAAATACTGCAGGATACGCAGCACCTGTTCCTGGCTGAGTAGTTACAAGCGTCTGTGGTACAGCACCTTGTGTACCTGCGTACTGTGTTTTGTAAGAAACTTGAGATGGCACTGCAGACATACCACCTGTTTGTGTTGTTGTAGATACTGTGCCTGTTGTAGGGTCTACCTGACCTACAGGTGTCATTGTTCCAGTAGGAACAACATCTTGATACGTTACAGGGGCTACTTGCTGCATTACTGTTTGAGATACATTAGGATCAATTGTAGCTACCTCACCTGCACCAACTTGTTGTACAGTTGTTGGAGGAGTCACAGATGTAAAGTCACCACCTGCTACAGCAGGGTTTACAGTCTGCATGTAATCACCTGCTGTTAAGCCTGTTGTACCTGCTCCTGTTGTACCTGCTCCTGTTGCACCTGCACCGTCACTATCATCTGTTGTATCTTCTGTGTCATCATCTTCATCGTCTTCATCATCGTCATCTAAAAAATTTATGGCAGACTTGTTTATGTTTATAATTTCATCAGCTAGTTGTTTAGCATTTGCTAACTCTTGTGTGTTACTACCTATTCTACCTCCAACAGTTCCTATAGAATTACCTGCACTATTAGTTAAAGTTACTGTAGAGCCTCTATCATACCTAAAAGGACCACCACCTGTATCTGCATTTATATTTTCATCTGTATAACCTATGGCTTCTGTAGTATTTGCAGCAGCTTCTGCAGCAGCTTTAAAAGAATCAAACTCTAGCCCAACCATAGTGGCATTGTAAGATCTCCGCTTTGACCCCTTAATCTTTTTACCTTTAGATCTACCTTTTTTGCCCTGAGTTGCATTTAATACAGTTTTAGTTTTAGTACCGTCTTCATTAGTAACTGTTTTGACAATACCAGTAGCGTAAGGGTCTGCTACAGCTTCATAAGTTGTACCATCAGGTGCAGTAAAAGAGTCAACAACCGAACCATTCTTTAATAAATAATCTTCATTTACAGCCATACTATATTCCTTACTTACCCATTGTCATCCATACCGCACCTGCAATAAATGTCAGGACTCCAACGGTAGCTAATTTAACTACGGTAGACCATATTGATCTACGTGTATCTCTCCACGCTTCTATCAAGTTACGCATCTCTAGTATATCTTTTTGTGCATCATCATCGAGTAACCCAATAGAACGCAGTGCCTCTTTAGCACCACGTCTAGCTGCTTTGTCTAGCATCTCTTCTATCTGTTCTATTGTTAGTGTAATGTTGTTCATAATAT